CTGCTGCATCTAAAGCGATTGAAGAAAAAGCGTTAGCGGACAAAATAGCAATTATTCAAGCTGAACAATCTGCAAGGGAAGCTAACCTTCAAACTATTGCTAATGGATTAAATGGTTTACAGCAAGTTTTTGCAGCGTTTGGTAAAAAAAGCAAGGCTTTAGCTATTGCCAGTATTATTGTAGACCAAGTATCTTCTGTTTCTCGTATTGTTTCAAATACAGCTATTGCAAATGCTCAGGCTTTAAATATTTCTCCATTAACCTTTGGTCAGCCTTGGATAGCTATAAACACAATATCTGCTGCGGCAAGTATTGCGGGTAGTATAGCAAGTGCAGGAAAATCTATTGCTGCATTAAAGGGAAACAAAAAAACACCGTTGTCAGGTAGTGCTTTACCTAGTCCATCAGCAGGTGGTGGAGGGGGAGTTACTGCCGCTTCACAAGCACCACAGTTTAATATTATAGGAGGAGGCGCAGAGAATCAGTTAGCGGGATTATTAGCAGACCAAACACAGAAACCAGTTAAGGCTTATGTGGTGAGTAACGAAGTAACAACTGCACAAAGCTTAGATAGAAATATTGTTGAAAGTGCTACACTAGGATAAAAACAAAAACACAAACTTAATCGTTTTATAGATATGCGTATTATAGAATTAATCATAGACGAAGAACAAGAAAATGGTATTGATGCTATTAGTATTGTAGAGCATCCTGCTATTGAAGAAAACTTTATTGCTTTAAATCAAAAGAAGGAGTATAAGTTCCAAGAAGTAGATAATGAGAAGCGTATCTTAATGGGTGCGTTACTTATTCCTAATAAGGCTATTTATCGTAAAGACAAAAACGACGAGTACTATATCTACTTTACCAAAAAAACTATTAGAAAGGCTTCTGAGTTATTCCTACAAAAAGGAAACCAACACAATTCAACCTTTGAGCATTTATACAAAATAGAAGGACTTACTTTAGTTGAAAGTTGGATAGTAGAAGATAAAGAAAAAGACAAGTCTGCTTTGTACGGATTGGATGTTCCAGTAGGTACTTGGATGGGTTCAGTTAAGGTGGATAATGAAGAGGTTTGGAATGACTATGTAAAAACTGGAGTAGTAAAAGGTTTTAGTATTGAGGGTTTCTTTGCTGAAAGAGAAAGAGAAGAAGAACTTAAGAAAGAAATAGAAGCAGGGTTAAAATTACTAGAGATTAAAAAAGCTTTGTTAGATGCGTAAGGGATGTTATTGTAAAGACACAAATACTTATTCTATTGACTGTTGCGATGGTAGTTTATGGGCGCAGGGCATAGGAGTTACAAGGGTATCGGTAGTTCAGGATAAAGACTATTTATTGCAAGAAGATAACTTTAAGATTCTTCAGGAGAATAACAAAAAAATCATATTATAATGGCAGATTCTAAAATAAGTAATTTAAATGCGGTGACGACATTAGCTTCTAGCGATGTCGTGCCTATTGTAAACAATGGCGTAACTAAAAAAGCTACTGCTTCACAACTATCTTCTTATTCTCAGTTAGGATGGGCAAGATATGACGATAGCCAGTACACTTCTTTAAATAAACTTTCTTTGGTGGATGGTGTTCAGGTTACTTTACCCAATAACGCTAACACAATTACAACAAGTCCTGAGGGTTATGATTTCTTTAACGCAGTTACGCAAAAGATAACCGCAGAAAGTGAAAATGATACTTATATGGTTACGGTAGTGTTTAAGGCAAGTGCTGCTAATACTAACAACACTCATTTAGACTTTCAATTAGTTAATGGAGGGGTTACAGGGTACGAAAGAATACATAAGTCTTTAGCTTTTTATAAAGGAAATAACACAGAACAAAACTTTCACGAAGTATTCCAATTCTACGCTAATAGTGATTTTGTCGCTAATGGTGCTACTATAAAAATAACCGCAGATGGGGGAACTGCAGAGGTTTGGGATATTATCTTTTTTATCCAAAGAACACAAAGATACTTTTAATCAAAAATGCAAAATTATTTTATCAATCGTTTAATTATTAAATAACTATTTTATGAAAACAACCGAAATGTTGAAGAAGATTCAAACGCTTCTAAATACTCGTGTTGAACTTGAAGACCGCAAGTTAGATAATGGTACTGTTATTTCTGCTGATGAATTTGCAGAAGGGCAGCCAGTATTTATCGTTACCGAAGATGAGCGTATTCCTATGCCTGTCGGTGAGTACAATATGGAAGATGGTTCAATGCTTGTAGTAGAAGAAGAAGGCGTTATTGGCGCAATTAAAGCACAAGAGGAAGAAGTCGAAGAAGAAGAATTAGCAAGAACAGAGGATGCAGCAGAACCAAAAAAAGTGGTAGAAAGTACTGTCGTTGAAACTCATTTTTCTGACGAACAAAAATCTGAACTTGTAGAGGCTATCCTTTCAAGTGTTAATCCTTTAATTGAGGAACTACAAAACAAGGTAAGTGAATTAGAAGCGAAACTATCTGTTGAAGTGCAAGAGGTAGTGGAAGAACCAAAACAAGAACTTTCTAAAGCCTTCAAACACACACCTGAAGTAAAGAGCGAAAAGAAACAAATTCTATTTTCTCAAAATCGCACATTAACAACCTTTGATAGAGTATTATCAAAAATTTCAAATAAGTAATTAATTTAAACAAATAAAAAAATGGCAACAAGTGGAAGTGTAACTTCAATTACAACAACTTATGCAGGAGAGTTTGCAGGTGAATATATTGCAGCTGCTCTTTTGTCTGGCAATACTATCGCTAACGGTGGTATTAGTGTTAAACCTAATGTTAAATACAAAGAGGTCATCAAGAAGATGGCTTTGGATTCTATCGTAGCTAACGCAACTTGTGATTTCTCATCTTCTGACGATGTTATCACACTAACAGAGCGTATTCTACAACCAGAGGAATTCCAAGTAAACCTTACCTTGTGTAAAAAAGATTTCCGTTCTGATTGGGAAGCAATCGAAATGGGTGTAGGTGCTTTTGACAACCTTCCTCCTTCTTTCTCTGACTACCTTATCTCTTATGTAGCTGCTAAAGTTGCAGAGAAAACCGAACAAACAATCTGGGGTGGTGTTAACGCAACTGCAGGAGAATTTGATGGTTTCGTTACTTTAGCTACTGCTGACGCTGATGTTATCGATGTAACTGGTACTACCGTTACTGCTTCTAATGTTATTGCTGAATTAGGTGCAGTTGTAGATGCTATTCCTTCTGCTCTTTACGGAAAAGAAGATTTATATATCTATGTTCCTCAGAATGTAGCTCGTGCTTATGTTCGTGCTTTAGGTGGATTTAGCGTTGCTGCTACTTCAAACAATGGTCTTGGTAATCAGGGTACTACTTGGTTTAACGGACAAGCATTGTCTTTCGATGGTGTTTCTTTGTTCGTAGCTAACGGACTTGCTGACAACACAATGATGGCTGCTCAAAAATCTAACCTTTACTTTGGTACTGGTCTACTTTCTGACCACAACGAAGTTAAATTGTTGGATATGGGAGATTTAGACGGAAGCCAGAATGTTAGAGCAATTATGCGCTTTACAAGTGGTGTTCAGTACGGAATCGGTTCTGACATCGTTCTTTATTCTTAATTAATTATTAATCGGTAGAAAGGGGTGGGCGCAACTGCCCACCCTTTTTTATTTAAAACATAAAACAAAATGGCGTGTACTTTAACAACTGGTCGTGAATTACCTTGTAAGGATTCGGTTGGTGGCATTAAAGCGGTTTATTTAGCTGATTACGGAACTTTGGGAACATTGACCGTAACCTCAGGAGAAGTAACTGCAATTAGTGGAGCACCAGACTTATTCCAATTCGATGTAAAGGGTAATTCAAGCCTTGAACAAGCGATTACAAGTAGTCGTGAGAATGGAACTACTTTTTATGAGCAAACCTTAAACCTTACTCTAACTAAATTAGACCTAGAAACACAACAAGAAATTGTAACTATTGCCAAAGCAAGACCACATATCTTCGTAGAGGACTACAACGGTAACTACTTCTTGATTGGTGCTGCGCACGGTGCTGATGTTAG